TCATTGCTCGGGCGAATGGGTATGTAGGCGAGATGCCAATGCCTGACACAGGCCAGCTTATGACACTGATCATGGCTATGCTAGGTGTAGGTGCTATGCGTTCTTACGACAAGAACAAAGGAACGTCGCCTCTACCTAAGAACACTAAGTAAAAGAAAACCCCCGGCGGCTTAAGTGCTACCGGGGGTCTTTTTGTATCTACTTCAGGCTCGTCGTGCAATAAACACGAGAGCAGCGATGCCGACTAGCACCAGTACAATTGTCTCAAGCATTCTCTTCTTCTCCTTCTTCTTCGTTCGCTTCGTTAAAGAGTTCACGAGCAAAGTCGTAACCACACCAGTTGTCGACCCCTGCGTCCTCTAGAGCACGAAGCCAAGCAGCATCCTCTAGAAGGCTTTCGTAAAGGGCGGTAGGGATTGTGGTGAAAGGACTTGTGTAATCTTCGTCACCAGCCGTAACACTCCCCAACCCTTCTGCTACTTCTTTACCGTACATGTAATTATCCATCGTATTCTACCTTTCCTACTGTAACGACTTCGCACACTCCACCGGAGCAGGCGTATTCCTGCGCCCCTGTAGTAGCGTCTTCAAACTCAAAGTCAGACAAGCGACTCCAATCAATATCAGGCGTCGGATGCTTTTCTTTCCAAGCTTCGAACTCGTCCTTTGTCAACGCTTGGTAGGGCGCTTGCTGATACGACCCACCGTCATACGGGAGGAAGCTGATTCCTGAGAGACTATCAAAATGCTTGTAGACCCAAGCACCAACCTCAAGCCATTCATCTTCTTTGACGTTAATTGTGGCAGAGGGTTTATGCTCACACCAGTTATCTTGGAGATGCTTCCAAAGTTCCAGAGCTTCCAACGCGTTCTGTTCGTCACGAGTTACTGTCCCTTCAGGCGATTCCACAGGGAAGTAGAATACGCTCGTAGACGAGGGAGCCATGACGTCGGGTTCCCAATAAACACCTTCAGCTTTGAGAAACTCTGTGAGAGGGTCTTTGTTGTCCGCTCGGACAGTGCGGAGATAATAACGACTGTGACGAGCATGGAGGCCACTAGCGCTGTTGACCAACTGACTAACAGTCCCACTAGGCTTAACGCAAGTAGTAGCAACACTAGGATTAATACCAAGGCGCTCGGCCCATTCGACATTAGTCTGGACCACAAGGTCTTTAAGTTCATTAAGGTTCTCCTTAGAGAGTACTTCAAGATTGTCGCACACACCAGTAAGAGAGACGCCAAGCAGACGCTCTTCTTCACAGGTGTCTTTCCAAATCTTCCTTAGGTACTTGAAGTCTGTGAAGCTTGACTGTATAGTTCCAAGAATAGTGGCAACCCGCGTCTTTCTTTTGAGAGTTTCGAGAGTATCCGTTGCACGGACAACAACTTCAGTAAGGTTACAGAACTCAAAGGGCCGTAGAATAATCTCGGAGCAGGGGTTAGTCCCAAAGTCAAATGATGCATCACGGCGACCGGAACGTCCTGCGATAGCTTGGCAAGCGTAGCGACTGAAGATTCCGGGTTCTCCTGATTTGCTTTCATATAGTGCATTCCACTTCTCCATAAAGAAGCCCGCATCAGGGCGTCGGTTGTTATACACTGCGGAGTTGTTTGCCAGACGACGGATACCGTGAGCCTCCCACCAAGCACCACTCTTACTCTTGATCATACGGTCGTCAGTGCAGTCAAACAGAGAGATCATAGCCGAGCGGCGTACACCACCAACGACAACGATGTCCCCGATCTTACACATCAGATCGTGACACTCTAGACTGCTAAGACGACGACCGCTGGCACTCCGAAATACGTCAACTGTATATTGGAAGAGGTCAACAAGAGGTTCCGGTCCAGAAGCTCTTCCTCCAAACGTCTTGAGTCTTGCTCCGGCAGGTCGAACTCGGCTAACGTCCCAGCTTGGTACTTGACCTGCAATAAGAAGCGTGATGAGTTCTCGGAGGGCCTTGGCCCAACCTTCTTTACTATCCTTAACAATAATTGTTGTGTCGGTATCTTCAAAGTGTTCAGAAATTCGGGGAAGCTGTTCGACATACTTAGTCTCCACACTGTATCCAACACCTGTGCCGCACATAAGGATGTACATAGTTTCGTCAAAGGAGCGAGGACTATCGACAGGGATGTAAGCACAGTTATAAGCCGGAACGTGACAGCGATCAAGTGCAGGACCAGCAGTCATCAACGCTCGCATAGAGGGCATTACTTCGAGGTTATATATTGCTTCGTACATAAGATAGAAGGGTTCGTCTAAATCCGTAGAGTCGAACGGATCAATCTGTTCCCTGTAGTAAGTAATCAGACGGCTGACAGTCTCGTCCCAGTTCTCCCTGCGATTCTCATCCTCAAGCCACTTCGAATAACGGCTCTTGTAAATGAAGGAAGAGTAGGCATCAGGAAAGGGCGTGTACATATTAGTTTCGTCGTTCAAGAACTTCCTCCAAGGCTGGACTCTTACCGTTCATTGCTCGGTGAATAGTCATAGTTGCTAGTGCCAACTCTTCTGCAATCGCAGAGTATGAGAGGCCTTTCTCCCTGAGTTGAAAAGCCTCTTCAAGAAGCTCTGGCGTTACCTTAAGAAGAGAGGCACCTTGTATTTTATTGAAGGCCGGTTTCTTAAGTTTTATCTGGCTTCTTTCGTACTCGCAAGCTTCTTGTTTGGTCAGGCGTTTCTTAAGAATCTTAACCCACTCATCAGGAGTCTCTCCTCGGTCTTCAAACTCTTTTAGTTTGTCGGCATGAGCCTCATCCCTGAAAGGTACGGTTGACAGCCATGCTCTTCCTCCGCAACCGTGGCCGATATAAATAATATCACCTCCGTTGCTGCGTCGGTCTATGTGGGCGTACACATAATACTTCTTTGGCTCTTCATACGAAGAGGGAAAAGGATTGGTCAAATTAAAGTCCTCGCATGTCTGCCTTGACGTAGTTGTCAGGCTTAAGAATCTTACCGTCTTCACGATAATATACCTTACCGCCTACAACCTTAGTCATGTTGTTGTCCGCTACTCGGGTGAAAGCTTCCTCACCGTCGATACGGTAGAAGAGAGCAAGCTGAGAGAGAACGTACTGTACGTCGGCCCACTCTTTCACGAGGTTGGCACGAGTCTCTTCGTTCTCGTTTTCAGCGTAAGCTTCTGCTGCTTCCTTAAGCTCCATGAACTCTTCGCCAAGACAACCCCACGCTAGTTCAAACGAGGGGATGCCATTAGCAGCGTTAAGGAACTCAAGAACTCTGTCTTCACGAGTAGGAGCAAGAGGAAGATAAAGCTGTTCGTTAGTCATTAGTTCAAGTTTCCTTTCATAGCATCCGGCATAGGTAGTGGCTGAAGAGGCCACTCTAGTTCTTGAGGTTCAGAGACAATCACCTTGTCGTCACACCGGAAGATCACAACCTGACCGATGATCAGTCCGTCGTCGTTCTGGATGAACTGGGTGTTCACTCCTACGTCGTCAAGGAAGTACGAGAACAACTCAAGGATTTCTTCAGGAGTTCCGTCTTCAATCTTAGCCTGTAGTTTCTGTTCAAAAGTCTTCTTACTCAAAGTATTTCCTTTCGTAGCTTCGCTAATCGCAGCGATGCTTCTCTTAGGCAGCTTCTCGCCGCTCTTGTACTATTTGATTGTACCTCTGCAAGAACGCCCAGTGGGCTAGTTCCGGTGAAAGGCACTGTACGTCAATGTCAGCAGGTTCAATCTCTGTGTGCCAGACGTGATCAGCGACACAGGTAATCTGCTCTCGCTCTGCTTTGTAGGCCTGCTTGTCCGCTAGTTTTACTTCCGCTGGGAAAGGAAAAACCATTCCGAACTGCTTACTGATGGAGGCTTGGATTCTTTCTTCCAAAGCTTTGTAATCGGGGAACAGAGCTTTAAGAGGCGACGGCATGTCTCCCACAAAAGCTTCGCTAGCGTCGTGCAGTAAAGCAGTAAGAGCAAGGTGACTAGGTACAAGCCTAGATACCAATACACTGTGTTCAGCCACGGAATAAAACTTGTCAGAGTGGCCGCCGTAACGACAGATATTAGAGAGAGCGTGAGCGATGCAGTAAATACTGTACGTATAACCCTCGGGATTTTCAAAGTCAAAGAAGTCTCCGTCGTAAGTACTGATTGAATACTTAGGTTGTTCCTGCATGTTCAGGTTCCTTTTCGCGAAGGATTAGTTCTAGCCGTGCGAGGGCACCCCAAGCGGTGTGCGCAGCGTGAAGAAGTCCACTATCAGGGTCCACAGTTTCTCCTGTTGCCTCGGCGAGCAGGTGTCGTACCATTGCATCAGAGTATCGCGCAAGTCCGTTGGGGACCTGCTCCCATCCGTTCCAATCATACTTAGCTGCTCCGAAAGTGGAGATGGCAGAGACTTCTCGAATTGCACGAGGGAAATAAGAAATTGCTCCGCGATAAGCTGATGGCTTACCTGCGTCGTACTTGATCGCTCCTTTCGAAACGTTTTCTGCCGGGTCATTAGTGTATTCCTTAGTCGTAGTATCGAGCATAAATAGCCTCTTTTTCAATGTCATAATCAATGAAACCTGTGTTAATTAACCAAGAATAAACATTGGCTATAACATTCTGGGGATGTCCTAGATCACTAGAAATCTCTTTCATTAAACGATCTTTACCGTCTGAGTACCAGTCATTCGCCATAGTTCATGAAGTCCTTTAGTTTCTCTAGATTGTCTTCGATCTGCTCTTCGAAAGCCAACACAACTTCCTCGGTCGTGATGCCGAGTAGTTCGACTAGCTCGAAGGAATCGAAGTAATCAATAAGCTGATTCTTGAAATCCTCGTCCATTATAGATTCCGATCACAGAAGCGTACAAATGCGTTGGCAGGGTGGTACAGTAAAGCAACAGGAGTCAGTAGGATCATCAACCACAACGGACGCATGTGCGCTTTGAACTTTTTACTGTACCCACCTGTAATAAAAAACTCTTTCAGAGTCATATTAAATCTTCTTTCTTGTAGTCTTACTCCACGAACCACAGTCAGTGCACTGTACTCGCTGTGTCTTGTAACAACGGGTAGTGTAGAAACCCCGCTTCTGTAGCTTGTGGCTACCACAGTTAGGACAAGCACCGCCCGTCTTGGTCGTGTACGGATGGTTGTCGATGAACGGCAGTACCTTCTTGTACAGCTTGACGAGAAGACGAACATCTTGAATGCAGTACTTCTTCATCTTCTTCTGTGCAACAGGCTTACCAGCCATCACGTCAGTCCAAAGCTTGAAGCCGTGGTGCTGTATCTTACCCCCTACTTTAAGAAGAGGCCCGATGTAGGCCAGCTTGTTCATGACAAAGCCGAATTTCTTTACCGTTTTGAGAAGATCAACACTAGGAACAGGAGGAGGGGGATTAAGGTTTGCAAGTACGATCTCACCTCTGATCTTAGGAATGTCGTACTTATCTCCGTTGTACGTGACCACAATCTCTGCCTCGTTGAAGAGTTCCAGAGCCGCCTTAGCCATACCTTCACGTCCGTGCTCCCACTTACTAAAGAAGAGGTAATCTTTCTCGCCCTCCCAGTGGGCACAGAAGCAAAGCATACCGCCTTCGTCGATTAGTTTCTCTGGCGTGATAACCTCGTCCCACATTCGCCAGACGTAAGCCGTAGCCGGTTCCCACTCAATGTCAATATAAAGAATTTTACTCATTAAGTAACTCCGTACAGTACCAACTGGAAGAGCCGAACCCTCTCGTTTTTATTTTGTAGATTAAGAGTTTTGGCTAGTTCGGTAGCTGCTCTAAACCGTTCGAAGAACACAGGGTTTTCGGTTACGATATAATTTATATCGCCTTTACGGACAGAGGTAAACTCCCCCATACTATCGTACTCTACATCAGTAGGAGTGTATGTAAATCCTTTGTCTTCAAGCTCTTTACTCCATCCTTGCTTAGCAAGAACAACGTAATCGTCGTCGGTGTTAAGCACCGCAGGAGTACAAATGTAGCGGCTACCTGTAGGCCACTTAGATATAATGCTAGTCATACCATTCCTCTGGAATGCGATCACCCTCTGCCCAAGGGAATCCATGTTTCTCTGCCCACTCTCCGTAAGTCATACTGTTCGGAGATTTGGTGATTCGGTTGTTCGCTCGTTGGAACAGAAATCTAATATCGCGGTCTGGATGCTGTTTCTTAACACGAGCCATCTTTCCTCTAGATCGGCTGTCGAAATATCCTTTGCACTCCACGTAGACTCCATTACCAAGGTCGAAGTCGGGAGTATAAGTGGCAGGTGTATTGTAACTGACAGCGGATGACTTCGACTCGTAATCCACTCGTCCTTTAACTTCGTCTGGCACATTACCCCACACCCTCTTCTCAAACTTACTTCTAAACTTCATCGCATATCATCATAGTATAAACGGTACCTATCTCCGCATATCTTACACTTATAAGTCTCTCCTTCAAAATCACGAGGGGAAGAGACTTCTTCGTAGTCATGCTTGCAATGTTTCCTTTCTTTAAATTCTTGATACACTACTAGTCTCCTTTAGTGTTTATAAGGGCTGACCACGACACAGGAAAGATAGGACGAACGATGTCATCAATCATCTTTGCAATCTCCTGTGTTTCCATCTGTGCGTGAGAATCACTCCGTAGTTTGTAAATACGAGCAAAGGAAGCAAGACTACCTGTCCAAATCCACTCAGTGTACATGCTCTGAGGCAGTATCATACGGGCTTGCTCAGGAGCTACTCCCCCTCGTATCATTGAGTCATAAAGAGCGTGAGCAGCGTCAAGGTGTGCGCCATAGAGACTACTGATGTTATCATCCCACGTTTCTACAACTCCGTAGAACTTAATAGTCTTAACTGTCTCTTCGCTACTTCCTTGCTTTGCTCCTTTAGTAGGCCGTCCTCTCCACTCACTAGGCCAGTAGAACTCAGGCTCGTCGTCCACGTACCGGCGGCTGACTTCATTTTCAGTCATACCTACCTTGTGTTTGAACAACTGACGAGCGACAAAGATAGGAGCCTTTACTCGTACCGTAATAGTAGGATGGCTGAACGGCGTCCAGTGTCCGTGAGTAGCTAGATAGTTAATAAGCTTCTTGTCGGCTTCTTTAACACTATTGCTATATCC